GTAGCTTTTGTCCGAGTTGTCTTAATCTGACAAAGCATGATTGTCAAGGTGCAGATATCAAGAAGATGAAACAACGTAAAGAACTCAAGGATAAACTAGCATATGAACCACCATCGAAATGCTTAAAGATTTGATGGGTTAGTAGAGTAGAGTGGAGTGGGAGACTCTATGATGCTGAGATGTCCGAGTGGTCTAAGGAGGACGACTTAAGATCGTCTGTGCTATGCACGCGCGGGTTCGAACCCCGCTCTCAGCATATCGCACTCATAGCTCAGTGGTAGAGCGCAAGCTTAGTAAGCTTGAGGTCAGGGGTTCGAAACCCTTTGAGTGTAACTTGATTAAAAAGAATATTGTCTAATCACAAAATGAATAACGACCGTCGTGCTGTCGTTATTCATGATGTGGCGTCATTACTGTTTCTCGCACCATTCTCAGCATTATGTGTGGCTGATGTATTTTTTAGTTATAAAGTGTACCCGATGTTTCTAACACATGCTCTCACTACGTACATGTCGTATGATCTCATGTGGATAATTCTTCAGCCGAAAGTTATACACACTCTTAGAAATTTAATCATACTTCATCATTTAGTGTGTCTTCTAGCTCTTCTTAGACCTCTTATGCACCCCGAAGAGGCTTTTATACTTAGTTTCGCAGGTCTAGTTGAAATTGATACATCTTTATTAACCATTCGAAGACTTACTCCCAGAGATAGTTTTTTGTACCCGACGATAGACCAAATGTATCATGCATCTAATGTAATCATTCGAGCTGGTTATGAGACCTGTATGACGTTGTTACTATGGGTACTATATGCACGTGAGAGTATGTATACGAAATTACACGTTCTTGGATGTCAGTATTTCATAAATATTTTCAGTTGTGGTATTTGTGCACTCACTTTTTCGAAGAGGAACCCCGCTTTGAAGGAGATTTAGTTTTTGGAATTGTGACTGGTCCATTGAAATTTTTTAATAGATTATTGTTATTTTTCTGGTTGTACTTGAAATTTTTGGGAGCGTAGCCACCTTCACTCTGTCGCATAAAGTAGTTGAATCCTCTGACACTATCGATAACATCAAGGCTAAGATTCAAGATAAGGAAGGAATTCCCCCCGACCAGCAGCGACTCATCTTCGCTGGGAAGCAGCTCGAGGATGGACGCACCCTAGCTGATTACAATATTCAAAAGGAGTCTACTCTACACCTAGTTCTTAGGCTCAGAGGTGGCGGGGACAAAGAATCCAAACCCAAACCCAAACGTAAGCCTAATGCATACATGAACTTTGTCAAGAAAATGCGACCCACTGTGGTAAAGGACTACCCAGATCTAACTTTCACCGAGATTGGTGCAAAATTGGGTGAGTTGTGGAGGGCTCTCACAGATGATGAAAAGAAGAAGTATGCCAAATAGACTTAAGGATTTGGATTGTAATAAAAATAGATGCCTCTCGGTGTTAAGAAGCTCTGTTACGATGCTCGTTTGCCTACTCGTGGTTCTGATGGTGCTGTGGGATATGATTTATATAGCTCCGAGGATGCGAGTGTACCGTGTCAAGCGGGGCGAGCTTTAGTGAGTACTGGTATTGCTTTGTCTATACCAGATGGTCTGTATGGGCGTGTAGCTCCCCGTTCTGGTCTAGCTGTGAAGCACTGTATCAACGTTGGTGCGGGTGTTATTGATCCTGATTATACCGGTGAAGTCAAGGTCGTCCTATTTAATCATGGCACGGAAGACTTTGAAATCAAGAAGGGTGATCGTATCGCTCAACTTATTTTGGAAAGGTGTGATACACCTATGATTAAGGAAATTGGTCTACTTGAAGAGACACTCAGGGGTGACGGTGGTTTTGGATCTACGGGTCAGTAAACCATAAATCTTCAGCTCTAGGCATAAAAAGTATACCATGACTCATAGTCATAGATAATTTGGCTTTATTGACATTCGGGTAAGACCATAATATCCACCTCTCCCAATATTCGGCCCGGAAGAAATCTTCCCAATCCTCTTTAGAACTTTCCCTGATTTTCAACATTTCTTTCTGTATCTCATACGGATTCGTCTCTATTCGCAGCTCCTTAGGAATGATAGCACCTTTCCTAAGAAGTTGTGCACGCATAAGTCTCGGATTACCGTGGTCTGGGTAGTGCTGAAAACCCTTCTCACCAAAATCAATACTCCGTTTATTTGGTAAGGTGACCCTATATTTATGTGTAATCGAAGGACTGGGTTGTAATACGACGTGCATTATGATATCATATAAGGAATTAATACGACAAAAAAATATGCTTGAATACACGTCATACGACGGTATCAAAATCCAAGTTGGTCAGAGTGCAAAAGAAAATGACCAACTGACAATGGCGAGTGACCCTAAACACTGGTGGATGCATGTAGCTGGCTGTCCGGGTGCACATGTTGTAGTGTGCTACGAAGGAGACCAACTACCTAGAGAGACGAAAAGGGATGCTGCAGTTCTCACAGTCTATCACAGTAAGGTACCAAAGACAAAGATGTCACCTGTGGATCTTGTTAGGGTTGACCAAATATCAAAGTACCAAAAGTCGACTCATGGATTGGTCAATTTGGAAGGTGAAGTTATACAACTCACAGTTTTCATGAATAAGGAAAAACCGAGACTTGATAGATTGCTTATTTATTAAGGTTCTAGACACTTGACTAATTGTGGGTACATCTAGTTACCGAACGCGACGCCACCCATGCCTTGTTTGACCCTGAGAATATTGTAATTTACAGCGTACACACGATGGAGAGCGTTACCACCGGTTGGACCGGAAATTGAAAGTTTGGCATTATCAATACGAGAAAAGTTTAGGGTTCCCGTGGGGTTCGACTTGCTTAAACCCAGGCAGAATGGCCAGGTGAAAGTGGGAAGATCCTCGAGAATGTCATCTGGGAGGTCACTACTGTGCATCTCAGGGACGACGGTGTGGTGATAGACTGGGGAGGTATCCTCGAAAAGAGGGGTACCGTTGATGTAAAGTGTAGAACTGGAGAAAGTATACTCCGAATCCCAGTCATTACCCGTCGCCTTACCGGATACAAGGTGGATGGACTTTACGGGGTGGTTAAAAAAGGTGAGATCTATCTCGCTATCGGTATTGGTGGCGAGCTGATATTGGGTCTGTGTAAAGAGAAGTTCATGTTCGTTATCGGTGAAGAATTTGCGCTCATCAGTGTCTAAATACACATAGTTACCCCAAACCTTAGGAGTGGAACCAGGAGTAAACCCATCCCTGCATTTAATACGTATCTCAACATCATGATATTGGAGGGCCACTAATGGAAGAGACTTGGTGTAATCCTCCCCAAAGAAGAAAGGAATAATATAATGGTCACCTCCGTGATTAGCCTTCTTGTTATTAGTGGTTACGGCGTACGAAGCCTTGGCTGCACTGTCACGTAACAGTGGGTTGTGTACACCCTGAATGAAGAGTGAATCGAGCTGGGAGACCTTTTGACCACCGATATAAAGACTGAATTCGGTTGGGTTAGATGCATTCTGGGAAAAGAGACCGGCGGTGTTGTTTTGTACACTCGCGATATTGGTAGCCTCAATCCAGATGTAACTCATGAGGTCACCCTTGGAACGAATAGGGATGGTAATTTCATTGTTCGCGGCGAAAGTACCAATGTAATCCATACGCTCAGGCTTCATCGAGAAGTTAGTATGGCGTTTGTAATTTTGACGGAAAAAACTGACCTCTGGGTCACCAGTGATGAATACATCCTGGGCTCCAACAGACACGAGATCAATTAAAGCAGCTGACATTTATATATAAATGATATTAAAATTTTGGCTCATAGTATACATATGGTAGTATTCCAGGCTCTGACATGGGAGGCACGAGATGTTGAAGGAGAACATCACATCAGTGTATTTGGTAAAACTGAGGAGGGAAAATCTGTGTGTGTGACGACAACATTCGATCCATACTTTTTCGTAAAGCTCCCAAGGGATACAAAGCCCGCCGACGTTACCCGTCTGTTTAATGATATCAATCTTTTGAAAAAGGATCACGTCACCAGTTACAGTCTGACGAAACAAAAGGATGTTTGGGGTTTTCAAAATAATGAAGAATTTCACTACATGCACCTAAATTTTAAGACGCTCGAAGCTCGACGTAAAGTGAACTCGATTTTTATGTATAATAGGGAATTTTCAAAATATCATGTATACGAATCCAATATAGACCCCGTCCTGAGACTCATGCACAGAACGGGTATTCAGTCCACCGGTTGGATAAATACTGGTGCTAATTGTGTTCGCTCTCACTTGGCAAAAACGGATATTGACTTATGGTGTAATGACTGGTCTACACTCACACCTGTAGCCAGAGATGATATTGCCCCGTTTATTGTAGCATCGTTTGATATTGAGTGTAATAGTTCAACTGGGAAATTCCCAGACGCTGACGTTACTAATGATGCTTGTTTTCAGATTGCTATTTCACTATGTAAATTTGGTAGTGATGAACCGTATGATAAAACATGTTTATGTTATAAAAAAACAGATCCAAAAATTGAAGGATCGAACGTCATTAGTTTTGATACAGAAAAGGAATTACTCTTGGCGTTTAAACGATACACGAATGAAAATGATATTGATATTTTGACTGGGTGGAATATTTTTGGTTTCGATCTTGACTATATTTATAAGCGCGCTGCTATGGTCGGCTGTGGCTTGGAATTTTACGATTTGGGTAAACTCAAAGAAAGTGAATGTCATATCGTGTACAAAAAATTGAGTTCAAGTGCTTTGGGTGACAATTTCCTGAAACTTTTACCTATGCCTGGACGATTTATTTTTGATATGTTCCATGAAGTTAAAAAAGGATACAAACTGGATTCGTATAGTTTAAACAATGTTTCTAAACTGTATCTCGGTGATCAAAAAATTGATATGGCTCCCAAAGAAATGTTTGCTCGATACCTCGAAGGTGACCCAGTTAAACTGCGTGAAGTGGCTGA